AAAGGGCAAGAGTTACGCCTTGCGGGCGAAGTTTAGATGAGCTTTCAATTGCTCCATCATATACATAAACCACATTGGTGCAGTATACTCTCCAAAATGTACATCTATTGTACTACAGGGCGAGAGTATAAAACATCGGGTAAACTTAAACGACGTTAAATGGGGGAGTCCGCTAACCGTGGGATTCCAACGAAAAATAGTAGTTGGAAGTCGTCTGCAACGGCACGCTTGTACTTGGATTCAGGTACAGCGCTCATTTGAACTAACGCACGAGGCGCAGCAAATGAGGTAGTGTTTGCCGCATTGACTTGGTATTCAATAGGCGACATACGGTTAGGGCATTGGAATGGGTATTGTATTGTTAAACATCCATTCACACTATCAGCGCTAGTCCACGCAATAGTGTTATCAGGCATAGCCAATGCGACACTTGACACAGCAACACCGGAACCAGTTGAATTAAGCGCAGCTTCAAAAAGCGTTTTTGCTTTAGCAACATCAGTCCCAGCATAAGTGGTGTGTGTCAGAAGCCTAATACCTCCCCGGTAAAAGGCAAATGGACTAACTAAATAAGACTGATATGGTGTGACATTAAATAAATTATTAACATCAAGCGCACCAAAGATATAAGGAAAAATATCCATCCTTTCGTTAGCACCAAAAGTGTCTATAAGGACACCACTATAACGCTTCAGTAATGAATTAATGGAAAGTACCAATTCAGATCCGCATCTCAAAGCATTTGAGACAACCATCCTTTGTTGGGGACTACTTCCAATATAGCCCAAATCTTTAATATTAAGATTTTGTAATTCACTTTCTTCTGCAGATTGTGTCACATACGGAACAAGTAATGGATTTCTTGGTTGTAAAACTTCGAAATCTTCAGCTCCACGTACGTAAACACTACAATCTATAGTGGTTGCGACTGTTTCAGGGGCTTGAAGTGGAATAACCACATGACATTCCCATCGTCCAAAAGAAATACTAGTATCTAGATACTCTACAGGATTCAAGAAAGGTATAGTGAAGTGTACTTCAGAACAGTCAGAAAGGTTAATAACCTCACGGTACATATAAGTCGACGTATCGAGTGTAGCATCAACTGAAGGGCCAGGTTGATAGGTCAACTGCAATTGTCCTCTATGAAAATTCGTTTTAGCAAATTTAATCTTATATTGCACCCCACCTCTGAACATTTGGAAGGCATGGCCTAGATAAGCAAGTGGTGTGAGATATTTTTGTGTGGCAGATAGGTTAACTTGCCAATCAGCACGAGGTTGGTTATGTTGTAAATGCAATCTATCTCCAGCAACATTAGAAGTAGCAAATGTAAAATTGGTCAAATATGACCATCTACTTTTAATAAAAGGTATCGACATTTCATCATATTTATATAATGAAGCGTCATCAAGAGCTTGTAATTTAGCATCAGCTAAAACAGCGACTGAGTGACAGGCATCATCACCAGTGGAGTTAGCTGTGTTAGTTGCACCAGATATTTCAGACCTAGTCAGTTTATAGGAACCAGTTGGTTTAGACCAACCAAAAACTGAAGCTATACCTGATGCACACTGCATAGCCCATTCAGCTATACCAGCATAAGCAGATATAACAGGAATAGATTTGAGTGATGCAGCAGCTTTTGCTAAATTGGAGAAGAAAGAAGTAAATGGTTTCGTCTCTTTTTCACTTGGTTGAGCGGCTTGTGTTACATATTCATCCATACACTGAGTAACAATACCAGAATGTGTTTGACCAATCAGACTTACGTCTTCAAGCCAAACCCAAACGGCAAGTTGCAAAGATTGTGCATTGTCAGGCCCTGTACGATAGGGAGTGACAACGTGACAATCCAGTCGACCCCATGATGTACTATTTAAAGTCATTTCATAGAAGTTGAGTGGTGTAATGTATGGTATTCTTAAGCAAACATTAGGGTCATTTGCTTCCATCTCAACACCTGGTAACTGTGAAAAAGGAATTGCATGTGTAAAATGTATAGAAGCTTTTCTTGGGTTATCATCACCACCTGGATAATATGCAAGTCGTAAACGACCCGCACTATAAGGTGTTGCGTTAAGTTGTAACGAAACGCAAAGAGTTGCTTTAAGGCCATAATAACCTTTAAGTTTCTCTATCCAAGGTGTTACTGATGAGACAATAGCCCAGGTGTCTGGAATAGTGAAAATAGTATCATTGACTACTGCTGTAGAAGCCCATGTATAACTATTATACCTACGCGGTTTAGCCAAATATGCCGAGATCTCGGTAATCTGGTTAACTCCAAGATTAGAAGATATATCATTAGAGATATATGGATCCACCGGGACACAGGCTTCAGATACACTTGTTGTGAACGTTGTTGTAGACTGTTCAGCAATAGCATCGGTTTCAATAACATCGATGTTCTCACTTTGAGTCTCATAAATTGTAGAGAGAGGTTGACTCCTACCCCTCGATTTAGTGTAAGCGGTACGAGTGATAGGAGTTATAATGTCTCCAAATAAAATATGTTTTTGGGTTTCATAATACATAGTATTACCATCAATATCTTTACAAGAAAATACACGATAACGATCATAATTGGAAGGATTTCGTCTACTATAACGGGCGAAACACTGCGTCTCATAAAAGTCATTGTCATAACTTGCAAGAAAATCGAATAAACTAGGTAAAGTGAATTGTTCTAAGGGGTTTTGGTAATTTTTATAGTGTTTACGCATTATCACATTTTTATTATTTATATTGGTAAGTCATTTATTTTCGGCTTCATCCGGCGACTCATGCCGGGGAGAGCTTATCATAGAATATTCTATTTTCGGAGGGCTGCTCCGGGATCTAGAGGCTAGCTATAGCACCTTCCCTTACGCCCAAATCCCACTATGACGAGATTTGGTTCTGCGTCTCTCTGATTAGTACGTTTCTACTTTCTTAGACCACATGGTACGCCATTGGTCCTGAGAAAGAGAACGTTCCACATCATGATTGGGTAACGCACTTTCAAGAGCATCGAATAGAATTTTAGAATTCTTATCAAAAATACTCTTTTCGTGGGCTGACAATTCAGCAATAAAATTCTCGAACTTCTCGCAGAATAAACTGTTATCCTTGTCAGACTTTTTCTTCCATTGAATCTTTTGCATAATGGTTTCAAGATCAAGAGGAGCCATGACCTTACCAGCTTCTTTTACAAAAAATCTTTTAAGGAAACCAACGTCAAAAACAGTACGTTGGGCTTCATTGTAAATGGAAGATTTCGCTTCATCAGTATAAGTAAACCCAATTTTGAGTAAACTAGCTCCAATAGCTTCATAAGTTAAAGGAGGTAATACAGACAAAACAGGAGAATTAAGACGGTGACTGAACATATTATCGTCTCCAAAACAGACAATATTAATATCATCTGAAATTTCACGCCAAAGTTTCATAATATATGCAACAGTCCGGATTTTCTCATCTAATTCTCTGGTCAATACATCGGTAATACCATAACGTAACAAAATAATATTACAAATGGTGTTAATCAAAGTGGTCAATGGGTTACCACTAGGATTTGAATTACCCCAATATATTAAATTATCTTTACAAACGACCAATACGTTAGTAATCGATATCCAGCAATTTCTAGCAATAGTATTTTCCTCTTCCGTTAAATAAACACCGAAAAATTCTTTCCATATTTCAAAAACTTTCTCCATAATGAAAGGATTAAGACATTTATCAAAAGAAGAATAATCACCGGCTTTAACTGCAATATCTGGGTCACCAAAACCAAGTTTCATAGCTATTTGATGCCAATCACCACTTGCGGGGTTAACTCCAACCGCAGAGGAATTGTTAACTCGATTTGCATCAGACGACATCCAGTCAATCATTGGGCCAAAAATAGATCTAATGACCAAAGTTGCACTACAACTAAAACCAGCTATTAGACGAGTTTTAAGAGCCTTAGCTTTAAGCTTAGGTCTTAATTCATCCTTAGGAAAAATATTTGCTATCATCTCTATAGGACCATCTTTCAACGCGAGCATCGCTTCATCAAAAGTCTTGCGCTGTAGGATAGCCTCAGGTGTATCAAAAGTAAATTCATCACCTTCACCAAAAGCAGACCTTTTCTTCTTCTTCATATAGAGTTTATCAGGGTACCCACCAGAGGTTCCTCTGTTAATTGATTTAACAAAAGGTAAATCAGGTGATCCTTGAACAGACTCTTCAAAAGTCAAAAAGTTAACTCTACGGGGTGGTTTACTTTTCTTAAGATCTTTAATATATGACCTAGTAACTCCTTCAAGAATTATGGGGTCAGGCACAATCATACCTCTAGCATAACCCTCCAAATTTTTCTCGATGGGACAAGTAAGTTTACCGTCCAGAGTTTGGGGGACCAATATAGCAGGCATTAAGTTAGGGGGGTGACCCTTAACATTACCATATAAAGGTGATTTCTCTATCTCAGATTTTAAAGTTGTTTGGACAGGTGTAACCTTACCAATCACTTGACAACCTTCAATAGACTTAGTAGGACATTGGTCAAAGAAAACATTTTCTTTTGACATCCCAGACACGTTATACTGAACTGTGTAAGTGTTGAAAAACGCCTTAGCATCTTTCACCATCCTATTGGTTAGGCGAACTCCATAACCATTAGCACCATTGCCACCACAATGGATAGCAACAAGCTTTTGTAAACGAGTTTTATCCATGGCAACAACAGGCGCACCACACATACCAGTAGTAGTTGGAATATCATATCTTACATAATTAGTAGTAACATATAATTTCTTCATAAGATTATCTCTAGCCTCCATTGGTTTCTCTGTCTTATGGACCAGAGGTTGTAATGAAGGGCCTAAGAAACAGTTGTACGAATGATCCACATTATGAGGATCAAACCAGGCCACACCCAATTGAGAAGCAGTACGATAAGTAATGTTATCATCATGGGTGAGGTGTTCAACTTCCTTACAAGATAATCCTTTAATTTGGACTGCAAGCAAGTCTTGATCAGGATACTCAAGAACTCTAGTGAAATCAATATGAGTAGATTTACACTTGAAAGTCCATTGAGTGGATTGTTTACCTTGTCTAGTAAGAATAAGATCACATTCTCCAAGATAAATTAAACGATCAACTACATGTTTGTTCATCAAAACAACTTCTGCTCCAATTCCAAAAACGGTGGTATAATAACTACCATTTTTATACATGTGCATAACATTGTTTGATGCAAGAGTACGCATTATATCAAGAGCATTAACATCGACACCTTGAATCACATATTCATGCAAAGCATCCATATCTTCTCTATCATTAATATCGGGAGCACCAACACCTAAAGTGTCTAGTCTCTCGACTATCATAAGAGTGTCATCTGATATATTATCAATATGACGATTTGTATGCTTATGTAACCATGTAGTACGCTTCTTAACATCTGCAACTTCGTTAGATAGAGCATTATATAATCCCATCCCAAGTAGAGTCAATATACCAGTTGATATAAGACCAATACCCATTGGAGATTGTATAAATTCTTTCACTTTTTCGAAGAAAGAAGAATCAGCAAAATCAAACAATTTCGACATTGCAACTTTCACTCTATCCGAACAATAACGAATAGCAGCAATGATCCTGGTGGGTTTTCCCACCTCAGGCTTCTTGGCAACGAGCATTCTTTTCAAATACTCATATTCAATAAGACAACATTTTGGATCATTACTCCACTTAGATCTCTCATCAATATATTCCAGAAGACAACAATAATCTATAGGTTCCATTCCCTCAACAACAGTGTCCATAAATTCATAGGACATGAGGTTGTGACAACAAGAACCACTACATGTTAAATTTTCCTTCAAATCAACGAGAATTTCGTTAATGCGAGCATTAATAAACAAATCAATATCTTGTTTGCTACCCAATTCATCCTTTTTACAAAGGACGCAAGCGCCCATACAACTACTTTGGACATAATTAGATTTGACAGGTGTCAAATCAATTACCTCATCATCCTTAGTAGGTAATACAGGTTTCTTGGCATGGATAGCTTCTATAAGTTCCAAAGTATCACCTTGGAAAGTAGACATTAATTTAAGTTTATCCTTAGCAGCAGATTGAAAATGTTTTTGACGTTCTAAACGCTCTCTGTAAGTCAAGATTACAATACGAATTAAATCATTCATATTTGCGTCTCGACAACCAAAAGCGTCATGTGGACATTTAAGACCATGATGACACATCTTACGATGTGGTCTACGCCCGGTTGGATCATAAACTTCAATTTGAAGCCAATCACCGTCCAAGGTGTTTGTAATCTTATTAATATCCAATTGAGGATGCATATCACACTTAGTTTCCTCCGTAGCAAATTGAGGTTTGCACGAAATATTAATAGTGACATGAAAACGACGACACAAAGCATCTTTGTTTTGAAGTGTATCTGCAGCTTGAGCCCAATTACACACATTGGAACTAGCTAGAATAAACTTGGAATCGAAAAAGATATTACCTTTTCGATGTAATTCAGCTTGTTCTAACATATATGGCATAGTATTAACCATTTGAATAAACCGTGGAACGGCTGTTTTAATGGAATCAGGTGAATAACCCAAATCATCTAAAACAACAAACGGTTGATTAGTATAGCCAGACACATATTTTTCTTCCTGATTAGGGTTGAAAATATAAGTACCAGGACATTGTTCGTATTCTTGGAAAGCCTTAGGAGTTTTGAGAATCTCATGAGCCATCATATCTAAGATATGCTTGGACACAATCGATTTACCAACACCAGGAGGTCCCGATAAAATTACAACAAAAGGTTCAATACGCATATCATTTCCAACAGCACCAAAACGGGCAAGATCATCAACAAGTACTCCAACTTGATTACATAAATCACGATATTGTACATAAGCTTGGCCTTCCTTAGGTGCTCTCATACCTTGTAAATCAGTTTTAAGTGAACGTGCTCGACGGGCAACGTCGCCAAGATCCTCTTTACTATCAAATGACTCTTTAAGTTCTTTGAGTTTGTTACGAATTATTTCTAATTCATACCAAATCTCACCACCAAATGCAAATCGAAAATCATCCTTGAACCACTTACCAATCATATTGATAATATATTCAAAGAAATGAAGAACACTAGTTAAAATATCTTCACCTGATTTAAAAATTTGGGTTATAGGAGTTAAAGTCCTAGCAAAATCATTGATCTTATTGATAGAACTAACACCAACTGTGCCATAATTTTTCCAAATAGAAAAACTAGACATAGCTACAACAATGGCTCTAAAAAGAACACTGATTTCAACAGCCTGAGTAGTATACTCAGATATTAAATCATATTCTTCACCATGTCTCTGGTCATGTCGTTCCTTTGCTTGTTCAGTAAAGAAACCACTATAACCAAAGAGACCCGCATTAGGCTCTACATTTGGCATACGTAATGGGTGTAAATCAACTTCATCTCTAACTGATTGACCAACAACATTACCACTACCACGAACAGATTCTTTAATCATATTAAAGATATACTCAAAAATATTCTCAAGACCAGAAGGCTTAAGAAGTTTAAAAGACATCAAAATAGATCCAAGAGATCCAACAATTTTAAGGGTGCTACTCTTCGTATGTAAACCACCAATTAAAATCAAAATAGCCATAATAAAGAGTGCTTCATTAGACACACCAACAGTATGTTTAACATCAACACCTTTATTACGAATAACATCTAAATTATTTAAAGCCATTTGGACGGGAGCTGATTTAAGTAAATCAGTTAACTCACCAACTGGGGCGACTACTCGTTCAACGTCAGAAATAAAAGTACCAGGTAAGGTAAGTTTATTATAAGCGGAAAATATACTCTGAGTAACATACTCAGTTCTTTTTAAATGGTTAAAATTTTTATACTTTTTATTATGATTAAATTGTTTTTTATTATCTTTCCGAACATCAGAAGGTCGATGACCTTTTGCAAACTTAAAAGGATTGCTAGGCTCGGGCACTCGCCGAGAGCCCTTGATGTTCTTACCAAGCCCAGAAACAAAAAGTTCTGGTTTGGTGCATATCGCTTTAAGAAAAGCGTTATAGTTAGCGGAAGAATTTGCATTAAAAGAAGAGTTAAGAGACTTATTCATATTTAATTTAAAATAGGTGTCTAGGATTAACTATAATCCACATACATCCTACAAAAGGGTCGTAGACGACCATATATCTTTTCGTTTTTAAACGTTTTCAGCAAGAGTTATTGAATAACTAATACTGGTTATTAATAATATTTCCATTGCCAAATTTCCGCAAAGAATTTGGGATGGGCCTAAGAGAATTGCTTTCAGACGACTATCTCGAAGACTACCGATTCATCTGCTCAAATACTAAATATCCAGGTTTAATTCCCTGGGTAATCGAATAAATGAGATACATAGATACGGTACTATGCAGCCCTTTGAGGGGATGCTAGCATAGGTTTTTAAACTTAATATTAAATTTTAACAGCAAAGTTATTAAACAATAAAACACAAAAATAAAACGGGGAATAAATTCCCTAGGTAAGAAAAAGGTTTTGGAGTTTAGATATAACAATATCTGGATTTCCTGATAGAGTCAGGCTGAAACATGTTTGAATCGCGGCTATAGAATTTTGCTAAAAGCTCATCACAAGACACAATCACACTCGACAAATAACGCCGTTCAGTTTTACTTCGTGGCGGAAGATCGTTAAGTGTCAGGACAACTCAGAGGTGCTCGACAAAATCAAACGTCACAAATAAAGGCAAATCGCTTCTCAGCGAAACTCTCAAAAAAGAGAGCCAATTCGACATACATGGTATAAAAC